CATTAGCATCAACAGCGTCAGATAAAACAGTAAAGAATAAACCCGTTGTATTTTGTAATGGAACTTTAGAAGTGAACATCAATTTGTATGGAGTACCCACTTTAATCTTTGATGTTTTGTTTTGGTCAATTGAACCGAATGTTAATCTTCCGTTGTTATGTGTTGAGAAGTTTGTCATTGTATTACCAGTATCAAATACTACATTATCTAAAGTTAATTTAGAATCATCATAGTTCATTATTACTTGCAATCCAGCTAAATCAGCTGCTGTCAATGTACCAACTAATACTACGCTTGTTCCTGATATTGAAGAAACTAAACTTAATGTTGCGTTTGCTAATTTGTTTGGTTCGTATGCTATTGTTGCAAATGAAGCTATTGAATTAACCGAATTAGTTTTTACACTTATTGTATTTCCAATTGGATTAACACTCATACCAACTACTGCACCAGTTATTGAAGCCGGGTCAGTTGAGTTTGAGTAATCCAAATCTCCACCATATGCGAAAGCAAAATCATTTGTTTGAGTTGCTGATGTTACTTCTACAATATTGTCAGTTAAAACTCCAGTGTGCCATACATCCTTTTTACCATATAAGAAATTGAATGAAGTTGCTGCTTTAGTTGGTATCTTAGCTTTAGCTGCTATATCAATTCCCATTACATAAGAGAATAGATTGTATGCATCATCGTTACCAAATGTACTATTAGCAATTGTTACATTACCAATTTTCTTTTCTAATGTTGGATATTGGAAATAGCTTGTAGTTCCAGCTATACCAACCGAAGCGTTTTGTAAGAATGCTTTATATGCATCAGATACAGTCACAATATTATCTAAATAAGCCGTTCCAGTTGCCGGAGTAATTACTACACCAAACTTATCACCCACCTTTGGAGTTGTAAATGAAGCAATACCTTGTGCGTTAAATGCCGCAGTTGCTATTGGAGTTGCTGTCATATTAACCGTACCATTCGTATTCAATGGATATAGTTTTGCGGATAAGTATTTTACCGAAGTATCAGTTGATGGGAAAGCAACTCTTACATTGAATGCTGCTAAACCACCAGTTACAGTTCCTAAAGAAACTGCAGTACCTGTTGTTGTGATTGGTGAAACAAATGCTCCAATTGTATTATATCCGTATGCCATATCTAACTTATGAATATCAGTATAATCCGATTTAGCTAATACAATATATTTTTGTGTTGCTATAATTCCATCAATAGAAGCATCGGTTCTTTGTACAGTCAATTGTCCAACGTTCCAATCACTATTCACAGCGTAAGCCCAAGGATTCACCTGATATTGCTCATATAATGAAGTTGCTAATTTGTTATTAGTAGTGTTTGGTGTGAAACCATAGTTACTCCAACCAGTGTAGAATGTTTGGGAAGAACTACCTTGTGAGAATGTTGTTGATACATAACTCAATGCCTTATTATTAAATCGGTATCTCAACCAAAAATAACGAGGTGTAGTTGTATCCTTTGCAACAGTGTACTTTATAGAAATGGTATCACCCACTTTATAAGGTGCCGTTGTTGTAATAGCTTGGTTCACAGTCAATTGTGCCTGTGCCGTAAATGACAATAGGGATATAACTAGTACCCCTAAAATTGTTAATACTTTTTTCATCTTATTTTTTTACCAATAATTTTGTGATTAGCTTATCGGAGGCTTTCTTTAATGCGTTGCTAAGGGAGGTTTGATTGAATTTACCACCCTCATCAACAATTAACGTAGACATTGAGATTTCTGATGATGATTCTTCAACCACCACTTCTTTCTCTTTCTTTCCATCTTTATATAGAATACCTTGCAATCTAACTACCACTTCTTCTTCTCCTTTATGGAATACTGAAATGTTAGTTTTGGTTGTAAGTACGTCCAAATAAACAATATTAACTTTTAAATGGTATTTTGCATCTTGCGAAAGGTCATATCCCTTTTCTTGGATGTATTCCTCTAAGATGTTCTTTACTCCAAATGCAAGATTACGATTTCCTGCTAATTTACCAATCTTAACTTGGTTTTCTACACCATCAACCCATACATGGTCTTCGGCCACATACATAATGTTTTCGGGTGAATTTTTAAATGTACCATCAATTCTCCACATAATCCAATTTGATATATCTCTTGTTATTTCTCTTTGGCCTGTGAATTCCAAACTTACCATAGATATAGCAAATATCATTGCTAATATTACCCATGTAAGTGCTAGATATAGAAAACCTAAAGCTAGTCTATCTTTCCAATTTAATACAAACGCTTTAACGTATGACATAATTTTACTTTTTAGTTATTATGTAACCAATTAAGTAACTAAATTAATGAAATCTATTAAAAAAACCTATTGAGAGGGAACGTGTTTTGGACAATAAAAAAGGTTATCCAAATATAAATATTGAATAACCTTAAAATAGTATTAATTCTAATGTTAATTTATTGTAGATTAACTAATTTGTATTTTGTAGAGTATAATAAACTTGCAACATTATCTAAATCGTTTTGCAACCAACTCATTTGTAATTTTGAGTCTTTTCTCTCTTTATCTAAGAATTTACAAAGATTATCAAAATACTTAACTATATTCTCCAAAGATGCATCGTTATCAACCCCGTTTACCTCCTTATATTCGATTAAACCATATTGTCCTTGATAACTTTCAACCAAACCATCTATAAGTGGTACAATCCCTTCATAATAGGCTTGTAGAGCGGTATGAGCGGCAAATGCACCTGGTCCTTTTACTCTTGTGTGAAATATGTGTGCCTGTGTACGGCTGTGAAAAAACATAGATGCGATTCTTTCCATAATTATTAGTCTTTGTTCTCTAATAAGTATTGCTCTTCCCAAAAATCATTACTTTTGGATGTAATCATGCCATAATCTAAATAATCGTTTAACATTTTTGTCTGATGCTTTTTCATTTCATTTACTACTTTTGTAATATAATGAGTCTTACAATCTGTCATTTCTCTAATAAGAAGATAGAGATGTTTTTTATTAAAATTTTCTATATTTGCACTTCTTCTAAATAACTCAAGTACCGCATCTGCTATTTGTATATCTCGTTTCTTTGTAAATACTCTAGTAAGATTTTGGTCCCAATATCTTAACATTAAATCTTTAAATTCATTTAATTCCTCACCAAATTGAGTTTCTTTAAAATCATTTTCAGGATTCCAAGTTTCAGGCATTTCTGAAAGTAAAGATGTTTTTTTAAATCGTTTATAGTTTCCGTTATTTTTGAGAATTAGATAATTTTTAGCAACAATAGAAAAATAAGAAAAGGCCTTCCCCTTTCCCTCTTGGAACATATGTATTTTTTCAATAAGATTTGATATTACCTCCATCTGAACATCTTCTTTGGATACATCAAAATAAGAAAACTTAAATGTGTTAAGAATGTTTTCTGCTAATTTTTCAAAAGGATATTGGATTCTTGTTTTATATAAATCATTTCTTTCTCTTTGAGATGTTGATTTATTATATGCTATAATAGCTTCTTCGGTATCTAATGTAAAGTATTGTTTACTTTTCTTTTTACGAGGCATTATTAAATTTGATTTTTATAAGATTCAATTGTATTTTTTAATTCGGAGAATACAACACCCACTTCATCATCTGATTCAAATGACCCTTTCAAATCAATTTCTTTCAATTCACCCAACATATTTTCTAATGTAATTAAAGTATTATCTTGCCTAACATCATAATCTTTTATCACATCTGATAATTTTTCATTTTGTTTAACTAAATTAATAGCTCTAATCAATAGCAATATATTAAATATAATTGATGCTGGTAATAATATTACCATTAAAAATATTTCAAACATGTTATTAAAAATTTTAATTAATTATACAAATATACAACTTTTTTCCGAAACTACCAAATTTAAGCCTCTCCCATTTTACCACCAAACAGTTGTCCCTTCAAATAATCAATTGATGCTTCTTCTTTGGCCCTATTCAATTCTTCATTAGCCCATTCCATCTTACTTACAAATCTCTTATCAAGTTTTGATTCTTTTATTTTTTTCGTTTCAATTAATTCATCTACTAAAGCTTCCACAAGTATTTGTAAGGTTAGTATTCTTTTGTTTTGTGCACCTAGCACGTCTTTAAGATTATCCATAGGTTAATGAGCCCGAATAGGCGTTTTCAAATATTGTATTTAATTCTTGTTCTGCATTTCTAAGGTATTCCTGTCCAAATGCTTTCTTTACTGATAACGAAGTATATCCCATAGCTCCTGCCATACGGATACACATTCTTTTATATTCCCAAACATTCATATCGTTTGGTACTTCAAATTCTATTTTAGAGGCCTCTCTATTTAATTCTTCTTCAATGATAAATATTAATTTTGCCATTTTGTTTAAATTAAGTTCCATCCTTTTTCTAAGTAAGAATCAACCTTTTTACTTTTTACAAATTCCATCTCACCATTTGGTCCTTGTAACATAACTCTTTCGTTTCTGCCCGGCTCTTTATCTTTTAATACTGTTTCAGAATATTGTCTTGTTGGGTGTGTAATATCAATACCATTTATTGCATCAATTAATCTTTGTGCTAATACAGCTTCCATCAATCCTTTATCTCCAAAAAATTCATCCGAATCTTTCCATTCGTTTTTTTCAGCTTTAAATTCAACTTTACCTAAATTATCAGTATTAACTATAACATATGGAAAACGGATTGTTTTACGAATTTTATTTTTAGTAGTATCCTTTTCAAAATAAACTAAAGGTTGTTCTGATGTTTTTTCTATTACAGGATTTACTAATGTCAATTCATCTTCAATACTACCAAGCCTAATTGTTATAATTCTTTTATCCATATCACCATCTGCCGCAGTAAACATAAATCCTTCTAATTTAGATATAGCTTCTTTATATGCACTTATATCTTCCGATGTTATTGGAGATTCTTTAATTTTTTGTACTTTCATTTTTTTTATTTTTAATATGTTCTTCTATTTTCTTTGTTATATAATCTATTGTTCCATCAGGTCCTTCAAATCCCATATACTTCATATATGTTTCTATTCTTTTTGGATTTTCTTCTAATTGTTTTTTTAGTTCTTCTAATTTAGGAAGATGTGCTATTATATATGTCATTATTCTAAATCTTGAGGTCCATTTCTATAAACTCTATAACTATCTGCATCAAAGTGCTCTGTACTAACTTCCATAATAGTTGCTCCTTCGCTTAATGCTATTAATTGATGAGGTAATCCCTTTTCAATATAAACAACATCACCTTCTTGCAATTGTGTGTAGTTTCTTTCAGCAGCTTCAGTATCAATCCAATCAAATTGAAATGCCCCTTTCTGAACATACCAAGTTTCATTTTTTAACATATGATAATGCATTGAAAACTTATTTCCAGATTTAGTGAATACTAATAGTTTTCCACAATACTGATTATCGTTATGAATCCAAAGTTCATAGCCCCATTGTTTTTCTACTCGTTTTGGTTTTTTAATTTTTACATCAAAGTTTGCCATAGTATTTTAATTTGATAAAGGTGCTTTAATTGTTGGGTGGTATTGATAATTTTCTAAAACAAAATCATCAGGAATATTACAACATATACCATCTATCTTTGCATCAGTTTTTAATATTGGTAAATCAAATGGTTCTCTACTAATTTGTTCTTTAGCCTGCTCAATGTGATTCAAATACAAATGAGTATCACCCAAATTACCAATCAATTCGTCTGGTATCATATTCACTTCATTTGCAATAATTTGTAATAATAATGCATAAGAAGCTATGTTAAACGGCAATCCTAAAAATGTATCCACACTTCGTTGATTCCACATTAAAGAAATATATCGTTGTCCGTTTTCTTCTCTTGTCCAAACTTGAAATCCATAGTGACAAGGTGGTAAAACCATTTGGTCTAACTCACCCACATTCCAAGCAGATACCATCAATCTTCTACTATCAGGATTTGTTTTTAGTTCTCTTACCAAATCATCAATCTGGTCAATCCTTCCATTTTTACCATCCCACTTTCTCCATTGCTTTCCATAAATAGGTCCTAAATCACCCCATGTTTTTGCAAACTCAACATCGGTTTTAATTTTATTGATAAACTCTTGGTGTGATAATAATGTTCCGTGAAATCCATGTCCCATCAATATTTCAGTTTTGGTTTTGTAATTCTTATAAGCATCACCATCCCAAATATGATTGTTATGTTTATGTAAAAAAGAAATATTGGTTTGGCCTGTTAGAAACCAAAGTAGTTCCGAAACAACTTGCTTCCATGCTAACTTCTTTGTTGTAAGAGCTGGGAATCCATCTTTCATATTGTGTCTTATCGTATAACCAAATATTGATTTAGTTCCAGTACCAGTTCTATCTTTCTTCTCTACACCAAAATCTAAAATGGTTTGTAATAGTTGCTGATATTGTTTATCTAATTGATTTTCCATTTCTTTTCGGTTTTTCAGTTTTACTTCTAAAGAATACAAATAGTTTAGATTCCAAATTATCCATTTGAGTCATTGCTATCCACTTTCCTAATACACTACCACCAATATAAAATGGCAGTACCCACATATCACCTTTTAACAAACTATCCAATGAAAAATAAACTGAAGCAAGTGATACTAAGTTAATCCAAACTGAATTAACTAATAATCGGTTCAATTGATTTTCATATGTAAATTTAATCTCCAATACTTTGAAGATGTTAAACATAATTTGAAAGGTTAATATTGCTATGTAATTTATCATTTAATAAAAGGTAAAATTGCTAATTCTTTTGCTTTTGCTTCAACCATTATATCCACATTGATGCCATATGTGTTAGGTAACTCTTTAATATAATCGGAATGAGCTTGTGGTTTACTTCCTTCTTTACTTTCTGAATAATGAACAACAGGTGTAATACCAATTGGCCAAGTTGATGCCGCTAATTCCAATGCCTCATCTTCCGATAATACGCCGGGACAAAATTTGTAGTGATGGTAATCAAATACAATAGGAATACCAATTCTTTCGTGAATATACATTAAATCACATACTGAATACATTGATGCTTTATCATCGTTCTCTATTGTTAATCTACTACGAACTGAATTAGATAACCTTTTGAAGTTCTTACAAAATCTATCCATTGCCGCAATTTTATCACCATATACTCCGTTACAATGTATGTTAATTTTGTTATAAGGAGTTTTAGATAACCCCATCATATCAAATACTTTACCATGTAACTCTAAATCAGCTATAGTCTTTTCAACTACGGATTCTTTAGGAGATACTAATACATTAAATGGACCGGGATGAGATGTAATACGAATACCCCAATACTTTGCGAAATCGCCAGCTTTCTTTAGCTCACTTTTAATCTCTTTGTAATCTTTTAATTGAGTTAAATCTAATTGGTCACCCCAAGGTATTAAGGCAGATGATAGACGAAAGAATTTAATTCCGTTTAATCTATTCCACTCTAAAATCTTAATGATATCTTTTGCATTGAGTAATGCAAGTTCAGAAACATAATCCAAACCTTTAGCTTTAAAAGTACGATTAACCATAGTTCGGTTAGTAGTTACTTTCTTACCCATTGTCATGTTGATACATGCGTATCCTAAATTCATCATTTTTGTACAATTTGTTGTTATACAAATATACGAAACTTATTTGAATTTACCAAATATTAATATGATTTACCTGAAAAGTCAGTTGGATATTGAGAAGGTTTAATGTTTTTTATCCAATAATTAACCGCATTTTGGTCATTTATCCAATTTTTACGGTCATCCCAATTGAAAGAGGGTTTAGCGTAGTAAGGTAACATATTTTGTATTGCAGCTGCTCTAGAAGGATGCTCTGCTCTTACAATGTTTATTATACCATCACCATCGGTATCATAACCATCAACAGTACCATCACCATCATAATCGATTGCTCTTTTTGAATAATCAGTTTGAAGGTTCATTAGTATTTCATCGGTTATTTCAGGCTCTAATGCTTTCTTTTCTTCATCACTCAACGTAATTTCTTCCACATTTGTTGAATCGGAATTAGTTTCTTTTTTTTTTTCTTCGTATTGCTCAACAGCTTCAACTAATACCTCATTTGGGGCTGGTGGGTTATCTATTGTATCAAAGAACACTTCTACATCTTTTTCAGATGCTAATATAGGATTTTCTTCCACTATATCACCGAAAATACTTTCTTTTGGTGAATTTTTTCCATTATCTCCGTAAATTTGGTAATTTTTGTAGTTTTCTTCCATTAAATCATCCAAATCATATGTTTTTTCCTTTTTTTTACCAATCAATCCGTTAAATGCGATAATTAGAGCGATTGCAAGAGGGTCAAACACTATTACAATCAAAAATATGAAGAATTTTACAACATTTTTCAATTCTATACCAAATGCTTCGGCAATAAAACGAAATCCACCTACTTCTTTCTCTAAATCTAAGTTTTTTATCTTAATTTCGTTGATTTTTTCGGTATTTTTAGCGTTTTCATCCTGCAAAGCACTTATTTTCTTATTAACTGTTGCAACTTGCCTATCTTTGTTATCAATTGAACGTAAAAGTCGGTTATTCACTGTACCCTTATCCAATATTGTGTTTTGTGTTGAGGATAATTGTCCTAATTGAGTGTTAAGTTGAGTAATTTGTGAATTATTTTGCTCAATTTTAGTTGAAAATACCAATACTTCTCTATCTACTTGCTGTAATTGAAGGGATTGTGCCTGAAAAGCGTTAGAAAGGTATCCAAATATACCAGCAGAGGTAATCATCATAAGGATTCCTACTGCTATTGTTAAATACCACTTATTAAAACCCTTAATTTCATCCCACATTTGCTTTAGGTAGGTTGCAGCAACTAATTTAGCAAACTCTAATGAGCCTGCCATCACCATTACTGCCGTTGATGCTCCACTAAATAATACACCCAATCCAGTTACTGAAAAGAATGCTGCACATCCGGCAATAATTAGGGCTGAAAATCCGACTAAGAACTTTAACCAATTCATTACGATAAATCTACTATGTTTGTTGTTAATTCTACCAATCTTTCGATTTCGTTAGATAACTTAATTGCTTGTGCTTGGTCTGCAGGTCTTTCACCTTTTAACATTTCCGCAATAACTTTAGCTCTTTTAGCAATAGCTTCTAAATGCTCTTGAGCTCTGTTTTTGTATTCTGGTTTCATAATTTGTTTTTAAATTGTATATATAAATATATTGAAAATAAGAAAAGGGTGATTTTGGTCACCCTTCTCATATTGTTAGTTTGTTATGTTTGTTAAATTATCCAATTGAAATTGTTCGTTTCTTTGGTTTTTCAGGTTCTCTCTTTGGTATTGCCAATTCCAATACACCATCTTCAAATGATGCTTTTACATTATCCAAATCAAAGATTTTAGAATCAGCGGTAAAACTTCTTAAGAATGAAGAACGTTTAACTTCTCTACGAAGATATGTACCTCCTTCCTTTTCAGTTGCTTTAGATGATTTTTCTCCTTTTAGTGTAATCACATCACCATCTACATCGATAGTAATTTGTTCTTTAGTTAGACCGGGCACTTCTGCTACAATCTCAATACGGTCATCAAAATTAATGATGTCACATTTTGGATAAGCTGCTTGTTGGAATGCGTTAATACCTATTTCCTTTGATAATTCAGGAAATGATTCTGAAAATACTTTATCAAATAAAGTATCTAATGGTGAGAAGAACTCGTCCCTAAATTGGGGAATAGGGAATCCCTTTTGAATTTGTGGTTTCATTTTTTTACCTTTTTAAGCGTTAAGTTTGTATCTCCTTTTGGATGATACGCCGATATGCTGGCCAGCTCTATCGGTTTATAAATATAATGAAATTAAAATTTAATTCCATTTTTATATTCACTATTTTCAATTCGGCAACTCATATGGTCTGCCCAATGTAATAAGTAAGGTAATTCAGTCTTTAACTGAAAGTTCTCATCGTATGAAATAAAATATTTTTCGTTTCCTTTATTATACAATCCATCTGCTAACATAATACCCAACATTTCTTTTTGTGTATATTGAATACCATATTTTTGTAATGTAAAGAGTGCTCTATGTGTTACATCAAAATAATTAATTTCTGGGTTTTGTTTGAATAGAGAACCTTGATTCTTACGATGCCAGTCTGATTCTTGCTCTACATAGTAAGGATGCCCCACATCACCTAATTTACCTAGGTCGTGATGTAATGCAGCAAACAATAATTCCTCAACTTCAAAATCTATGATACCACCATTTGCTTTGAATTGATTCATCTGTCCGATTGAATTCTTACATACATTCATAACGTGGTCAATATATCCACCATTGTATGCGGAATGGAAGTGTGCTTTACCACTTGCCGGCGCTAATAATAACTCCATACCTAATTCATCTTCTGAATACATATGTAATAACTTCTCCATTCGTTCCGGTTGGTTTACGAATGCCTTACGAATGAAAGCTAGAAACTTCTCATAGTTTTCCTTCAATTGTTGTTCTGTGTAATTTCTCATAATACAAATATACGATTTATTTTTTAATTCTCCAAATGTTTTCCAGTCAATGCCTTATAAAGTATTTCAATATCTTCTTCCGATTGGCAATATCCTAACCCGTCCCAATCCATCAATTCCACAAAGAAAGTTCCTTCAGGCAATCCCATCTCTTTTAACAATCCACTCTCATCAGTAGCATTAGAAACTAATCTTGGGCAATATGGGTCGGTTCTATCTTTTGGAATTGAAAGTGTATAATACCAAGCTATTGCTTCAGGCTTTTCCATTGGTTCTTCCATTTCTTCATCTTCCATCTCACCAAAGAAATCATTATTTAACTCATCCAAATCTTCTCCAAATTCTTCAAATAGCGGTTCGTTTACATCACACTTACGCCAACCTTGTCTTATAAATGTTTCTTCGGTTATTGGAGTTAGTGGAAATTTTACTTCTTTAGTTCTCATTAATCTAAAATTACTTTTGTGTAAATTGTTTTTTTAGCATTATTGCTGAATGCTTTTATAACCATAGTATCTCCCTTCATGTCTGGAATAGGAGCTATGACTGTATTTATCTCACCATTAGTTCCACTATAAGATGCCTTATTTATGGTTGGTACTAATTCATCTTTATATACTATCATTGGTGGTAAACTAATTATTGTAAATTGCCCTGTAAAATAATTTATATAGGATTTACTAATATAAGCTGCCGTATCACCTTTTCTAATCCACCAGTATAAATTACTTTCCCATTCAATGTTTTCAGCCGGTATTGGTTCTTTTCCATTTACTAAAATTCTACCAGTAATTCTATGTGGTTGTTGATTAGCATTTGGTATTAACTTTAAATGATAAAATCCATTAGCATCTTTTGGTAATGAATTTTTTCCGGTTTGCGTGAGTACTGAATCAATTGAGAATGTATAGTTTTTTTGAGGTACTGCAACATCATCTTTTGAACATGCTGAAAATAAAATTAAGAGGGATATTAATTTTTTCATTATAAAAGTTTTTTAAGTATTGATTCCCAATTTGGGTATTCGTTCCAAGTTTCAGTTTCATAAGCCCAGCCGAATCGTAATAGTTCACCTTTGAATTCTCCGGCTCCGTTAGCAGTTCTATCATCAATTAGATAATCACCAATTAACATATTCTTTAAGTGAGATATTGTCATCTTCTTTTTGAATAGATTTCCGAAGTGTTCTTCAATCCAAAATCTTTTATCCATAGCTGCCATTGGATTTCCCCAAGGTGCTGCGGTTGCTATATACAATTCATACTTACCACTTTCTTTTAATTTTTGGATAGCTTCAATAGCTCCTTCAATTGGTGGTGGGTTTCTGAATATGCCCGGTATGTGGTCATATCTACCTTTATAGGCTTCTCTTAAAAATGTATTGTTTGAGATAGTGTTTTCCACTTGCTTACTAAAATCAACTAAAACGCCATCCATATCAATCCATATTACTTTTTTATCCATTATATTTTTATTGGTTATTTACTATGTAAAGATACGAAAAATACCTCAATTTGCCAAATAAAAGACAAAAAATAACCCGTTGAAAATCAACGAGTTATAATTTATTTTTGGTTATATATTAATTTTCCATAATATGTACTCCCTCAATTAGCTCCCCTTCCGATGGGGCCTCTAAATTAAGTTCAAATGGGTTACTTTCACCTAATATAATTTCCTCTTGTAATTCGTATCTCTCCAATACCCTTCTAACAATACCGGAACGAATACAATCTGATGCAGCAAATTCTATTTGATAAGCTCCCTTCATTCCTGCTAATCTTTTCCATATATCGTAGAATCCACTTTTTGTATAAGCAGGTGAACCATTATCTCTATATTTATCACATTGAGAAAGGTCACCTTCTATAACTAATTTTGAATCATCTGAAATTCTAGTGATTAGAGTTTTCAATTGAAGTGGTGATGCGTTTTGTGCTTCATCTAAAATAATATAACTCTTTTCAAAGTTGATACCTCTTAAAAAGTTCATTACTCTAAATTCAATTTTTTTGTTTTCAATTAATTTCTTAACTTCAACAGGTCCTATAATTTTGTTTAATATGAATAGAGATGATTCATTGTGAACTTCTATCTTCTCCATTAAATCACCTGGCAAATGTCCTAACTTATCTTCGTTACCAACATCAACAGTTGGGTTTATAATAATAAGTTTTTCTATTGGTGATGCTTTATGTAATAATAATTCTAATCCTTTTTGTATTGAAATATAAGTCTTTCCAGCTCCGGCTAATGCATGAGCCATTATAATACTATTTCCTTCGTTTTCTATTGCTTTGTAAAATCTCTTTTGGTTTTTTGTTTTAAATTTAATTCTCTTTATAACTTTTGGTAATGAATGTGTAACTTCTTTTGGTTCTTCTGCAACTAATGCCTTTTCTTTTCTTGCCATGTTCTAATTTTTTGTTATTAGGAACTTATAACCTTTGATAAGGATTTTACCCTTGCCCTTCTTTTGTTTTTTATTAAATTAATTGTTGTATGGATTTCTCTACACAATTCATATTTTTCCAAATTAATGCACAATTGTAAAAGAGTTTCTAAGGCAAGTACATAATCTTTGCTTTCAATTGTAGCAACAATATCTGATTGTTTGAAACGGATTAAAATGATTTGTGATTTTTTGCTTTGGTGAGCCAACGTTATTCGTTGTAATGTTTGTTTAATAAATGAATCACCAAAAGCGCTAAGATATTTATTAATAGTTGGGTTGGAACTATTTAGGTATTTTTTCCAATTAACTTTTAACATACCCATATGAAACATTTAATTACATATAAGTATAACTCAATTGGTTAAATCAGTTATAGTTTTGGAATATTATTTTTTACATTATCAACTGCCCCTTTAACTGTTGCCTTTGCATTTTCAGCTGTTGCTTTTGCTTTATCAGCTGCTGCTTTTGCCTTGTCAGCTGCGGCTTTTGCGGCCGCTACTGCTCCCGCTGCAGCTGCTCCCGCTGCGGCCGCTGCAGCTGCTGCAGCTTGTAATGCAGCCAATCCTGCTTTTGCTTTATTTTTAAATTTCTTAGGTTGCTTTGGTTCTTTCTTTTTTAATTTAGGTAATTTAGGAAATTTAAGGCTAGGTAATTTTGGTAGTTTAGGTAACTTTGGTAATGCTGGTAAAGCTGGTAACGCTGCTAGTAATCCAGCGCCAAGTGCAGCTAGAGTTGGTAATTGTGGAATTTGTGGAATAGCAGGTAGTTTTGGAATTTTTGGAATTTTACCCAATAAGTTAGTTGCCTGTCCTAATAAATCTTTTGCTTTCTGAGCGGCTGCAGCTGCTGAATCACTTAATGATTTCTTTATATCTGCAATATTAGATTCTGTATAAGATATTTGATTTTGCAATCTGTTCAACTCATTTGTTAATACCTGTACCAATTGTTGAGTTTTATCGGATTTATTTCTTTTAACATTTGCAGCTGTCGTATATTTTATATCATTTACTATTACTGTAGCTGTTGAGTAACCACTGTATACTGTATTGTAAACAAATCCAGTTTTTGTATTAATTACTTTTTGTAAATTTTCAATTTCTTTTCTTAATCTATCTAATTGTTGCTGCTGAAATTTTAAATCAGTTTCTTTATCAATTTCTTCAGATGTAATAGTTGATACCAATGAAGCCCCAATTCCATATGATGCGGAAACTCCTGTTGATATTGTGCCATCCGCATAATTGCCGTTTAATATATCCCAACCAGCTATTGTTTCTGCTTTCAATACTCCAAAATTATCATCATCCAAAGGACTTATCGGACTTACCATCCAATCAATATAAGTTACTAAATTATCATAATCAACAATACTACCACTATTAATGAATATATTTTGACGTACATTTACGCGTGGTTTTATTTCTTCTTTATGTAATGGTGAATATACCTTAAGTGGAGTTTCTAATACATAACTTATAATATTTTGAGGACTAAAGCTAGCTTGTGAAAAATATGGGTTTCCTTCTAATATAGAATCTTTAAGTGTATTATAATATGTTTCAGATGTATAATATACTGGTTTGGTATCTTTATAATCTTTGAATATTGCTAAAATAAATTGAAATTCAGTTCCTTCCACATATTTCAATTCACTAATAGATGGTAAGTTAAAATCTATTTTATTTTTTTCTGGATATATTCCGTTCAATGTAGTTTTCTCAACACCAGATGGCACATAATTATTAGGACTAGGATATGTGTTTTCTAAAAATTGTAAGGGTGTATATTCCATATAGATAAATATACCTATATAAAATTCTTTACTTTTGTAGGTTTTCTATCTTACGATTAATGTAAAATGCGGCTTTCTTTAAATCTTCTAATTCCTTTTGTGGGTCTTTCTTACCGGCTCTTGCTATGTATTTAGCAACATTGAATAGGTATGCATCCTTATCCAAACCCCAAGCTTCGCATACTTTAATTACTTCGTATGGATTATCAACGCCACCATAATAGGTTGGATTTTTAACTGCTTCTTTGATGTTTGGTTTAGATGCCATATATGTAGATATTTTTATTCGTTTTACAAATATACGAATAATTTTTGATACTACCAAGCTTTTCCATGTATCTTTTTTATTTTGATAAATTTATCCACATTTCTTTACGTTTGGGATTTTTACGCAATATATATCCTTGACTACTGTATAACTGGGACTATATAAAAATAAACTGTAGCAATTAACTGGGAGACAATAATACCAGGGAAATATTAGGAAACATCTGAAAATGTTCCATCTTCATTTTTGAAAACTACTTTATAAATTCTAGCCGTTGGGTCTGAATTAAATAACTCCTCCACTTTTGATTGAGCTTCGTCCAAAGATTCAAATTCATCAATAGTATCATTTTGATTTAATCTTAATACCCATATTTGTCTTTTAGACCAATTAGGGTCACCCGCATTTACATCGGTAGGTATTAATTGTTTATGTATGAAATAAGCCATTTATAATAATTTTTTAAATAATTGTTTTTTAACCCAAGCACTTCGTAATCCCACATATTGATAATATCTATATCTCCATTTTTGAGATAATATATAAAAACCAATAAAACCAATTACTAACAACAAAAGATTAAACCCCTTTGATATAGTATTTGGTGTAATCATTATCTTTTCTTTAATAATGATTTAATATCACAATAACAGGTATTAGCACTATGTGCAATAGCCATTAGTATCCACATCCAACTCATCTCACCCAAACCCAAAAGGGTCTTTGGTTCTGCATCCGTAATTAAACTATTTGGAGAACAATGTGTTATTGATTGGTGGGGCTGATAAAAGTAAAATGCTAAACCTAAAAAGATTACGGAAACCCAATATCTTAGTATGTAGTATTTTACCTTACTCATACTAATAAATATATAATAGGTTAGATTCCGATATCTTTAAGACGTAGTATCTCCTTTTCAATATGCCGATTGTATCCGTTCCATTTAATATTTTCCAACATCCACTTACGATACCACACAGGAATTGATTTAATATCTCTACCTTTGTATTTTCCGAATGTCATTAGGATAGGACCTACCACATTAGCCATATCTTGCGGTGATGGCTTACCTTCTATATGTAATCCAATCTCATCTAATGGAATGCCTGTTAATTGTTTCTTACCCTCTCCATATAGTTTCCAATCAAATGGAAAATGTTCTTCATCTTTTTTGAAATATAACTCCTCTACCTTACCAAAACGAGGAACACTACCCACAAAATCAATAACTAATCCATCTTTCTTATTAGGGTGAATGCGAGTAACTCTACCAACAAACTGATACCACCAGCTTAATGATGCGGTAGGCCTGCCTGTTATTATACAATCCAATTCTGGATGGTCAAAACCTACTGATAGAATAGTAACTTGAACAACTATCCTCAAACGTAGGTTCTTAAAATCATCAATAATGCGCTCTCTATCACTATCAGCCATACCACTATATACTGCTTCACAACTTGGTAACTTTGTGGATAGCTCAATTGCAGCATCAACGGATGGTACTGCTACTAATATTGATTTTCTATTAGGCATATCCGAAATCTTCTTAATTATCTTACCACCAATGTCTTGTTGCTTATAAGCCCGTTGTATTGAATCATCCGTATAATCAGCATAGGATGAATTGTAAACCAATCCACCTGTTTCAAAATCATAAGCCTCATATACTAAAGGTGACCAATACCCATTTTGTACCATATCTTCGATTTGAGCCACATGTATCACGTCTTTGAAGTAATTCCCCTTTTTAGATTTTGAAGTCAGCATGACCAGCTTAGAATAAGACCTACCCACATCGTTAAGGTTTGTTTGTAACTTCAACGGAGTTGCGGTTAATCCTAATACGTGAGTGATTTTAGCTGCAGTTAAGAACCTTCGCATCATTCCACCCGGCTCTCTTGGGAATCTATCACACTCATCTATAATAACCTTACGGATACCTA